CCATTATATGCAATTTTCATATTATCTAATGGAATATTCTTATTATAATTATATTTGGTTACAATAAAGGTAAATATACCTGTTATAAGTGCAGGAAGAATTATTTTTAATATTTCTATAAATGATTCCATATACAAAACCTCCGTTGTTTCTAAGTAATATTTTTCTTGCACTCCATCTTCGTATGTGTTACAATACAATCCAAGAAAAGATAATAAAAATGTGCTACCCGTATAGCAAGCGGTTAGCCCAAGTTGACTATATATCTAAGATTAGAAAATAACCGTACTTTGGCGAGGGCGGTTATTTTCTTTTGTTATTGTTGTTAAACGCAAACGTAAGAATAGTAAAGATTACTATTGTATAAGCAAATAAATTAGCATATGTAACCATTACTGTTGCCCTCCTTTCGTATTAATTTCCTCGAAAGGGTATCTATGAATGAACGTGAGTTCAGTCTCACGAGAGAAGGACTAACCGCCTACCACTTTAGGTAGCACCTTAAGATTTACTATATCATATCTGACATTTTCTGTCAAAATATCCAAAAATAAGAGAATAATATAATATATAAACCAAACAGTGAGTATCGGCTATTGCAGTTATCCGATTAATAAATTGCTGAACTTTAAAGTGTTGCTTAGTATGGGCACAAGACAAATAATAATACTATCGCCACTACTCATGGCGGTTTGAGCCGAAATACACGGTTAGAATATGTATTGAGTCAATGTAGAACATTGCAGGTGAAGTATCCTGTTACAGCTTAGTGCACAAGCAAGAGTTATGTGGTGCTTTATAATCCATTGGTGTTTCTCTACCAGTAAAAACTTACCAAACAGAGAAAATAAAAGTATCTTAAAAAGAAATTCTTTTGTATGGGTTGAGTACGACTCAATCCTAGTTTTCTTAATTCTATCGACATCTAGGATAATCGGTTAATTTCAGCTTTAGAATTGAAAAAGATGTCCGTACTTCTTACGTTAATGAGAATCTTAAATTCAAGTTTGTACTACAGTGTCTTTCGAGCCTGTGGTCTAAATATTGAAAACCAATGTCTATTAGGCTTTTATACGAAATGGAATTATTGCTAGTTTCTTTTCCGAATTTTTGAGATAGACAAATAGCGAATGGCTGCTGGGCGGTCTGACATTTGGAAAGACAAATAAATAATGGAGTGCCACTATATAAGCGCAATATATTTTGGGTGACACAGGTAGTAATCTCCTTCTCGTGCGTTGGTTATCGAGTAAATATGATTCTTTGTAGAAAAAAGCATGGATACCTTGTGTGTCTTAGGGTACTTAGTTTGTACCCGAATAATAACTGGATGTGTACAGTCCAATATCAGCTAGTTAGTGCTTTATGCTGATCCAGTGGGTAAGATACCCACATTAGGTCTGTTCGTCTAGCGGTCTAGGACATCGCCCTTTCACGGCGGCAACAGGAGTCCGAATCTCCTACAGATCATTACGTAGCTGATACTTAAATGGACAGCGAGGCTATACATTTTTTGTATGGTAACAGGGAGTCACTTCATGAGGTGGCTCTTTTATTATGTAGTATTGGCAGAGTTGGTATTGCACCTGATTGCTAATCAGAGGTCATCGTTTATTCGGTGCATAGGTTCAAGTCCTATATACTACGCTAATGCCGTGTGTCCGATTGATCGAGGGTGCTGTCTTGAAAACAGTCTGGATGTAAAAGTCTTTGGGGTTCGAATCCCTAACACGGCGTTCTAAATAAATTGCACTTTCATTGGAAATTTAATATTGGAAATTATGAGAAGTCATTTCGTATGAAGTGGCTTCTTTTTATATTGGAATAAAAGGAGGTGGCTGTTAGTTTGGCTACGACAAAAGAAACACAGCCTACAAAATTAACGGCTGCACAATTAAAGAAGAAAGTTGAAACACAGGAAGAGAAAATCAAGTCTCTCAAAGAGGGAGCTTGGTGCTATATGTGTGATACACATAAAGCTAAAGATAAATTTTATGTAAGTACAGATCCTATGAGTAAAAGTGGTCTTACTCCAATTTGTAAAGACTGTGCAAAAAAGATAGCGTTAAGAACTACAAATGGTGTTGATCAAGAGCCTACGAGGGAATCAGTGCAACTTGCCCTTAGATATTTGGGAAAACCTTTCCTCGAAAAGGTATGGGATTCAAGCATTCAGGAAGTTGAGAATCTTGCTTCTGGAAAAGTTAAATCTAATGTATGGACAGCGTATGCACGTCAAATTGCTATGCCAAATTATATAGGACTAACATACTTTGATTCAGACCATTTTGTTAAGGATAAAACTGAAAATGAATCAGTAAAAGAACTTACGACTGAGGAAGAACTTATTGAATCACATGCTGGGTTGGATACATATGATAGTTTTTTAAAAAACAAAAATGATGTAATTCGATTACTCAGTTATGATCCTTTTGAAAAAGAAGATATAGTCGACCAACCCTTCTTATATTCACAACTATTAGGTCTATTAGATTCTAGTGAAGATGCAAATGAAGACATGATGCGTACCTCTTCCGCTATCTCTATTGTTCGTGGATTCTTACAGCAATCTAAAATTGATGATACCATATCAAAATTAATGTGTGATATTTCTAATATTGAACGCAATTCTGCAACAATTAAATCCCTACAAGAAAGTAAAGGTAAAATAACTTCGGTCATTACAAGTCTTGCTCAAGACAGTTGTATTTCATTAAAGCACAATAAAAATGCTAAAAAAGGTGAAAATACATGGACTGGGAAAATCAAAAAAATTAAGAGTCTTAACCTGCGAAGTGGTGAGGTCAATGGTTTTGATATTGATACATGCAGAGGTATGCAACAGGTTCAGGAAATTAGCGATGCTTCTATTATGAAACAATTGGCACTTGACGAATCTGAATGGTCAGATATGGTTTCTGAAATGCGTGTTGTAAATACTGGTCTTCGTAAAGAAAAGGATGCTTATCAAGAAATTAATAGAATCTTATTGAGAGAAAATCTTGATTTGAGGGATACATTAAAAGAAAATAATTTACTAAACGAAGAACAGTTAAAAGATTTAAAAGATGTTTATTCTGTTTTTGCGGAATTTGACGAAGAGAAAGAATCTCCTGATGAAGAATCAAAGGAGGTTGTTGAAAATGAATCAGAATAAACAAATGATTATGAATTACTATCAGAATGAAATTCTTGATTATGATAAGGATTTTTATAATCAATACGGAATATATGTAAAACCACATGGTTACTCTATTTCTTCTCGTAAAATTGAATCTTATATTCAAATCGCTGAAATCCAAAAATATCTGCAATGCAACCCAGTAAAAGCTATAGATCTCTTTTTCAATATAGAACTTTTAGATGGGCAAGCACTTCTTGTACAAAGAAGTTGGGTTTGCCCAAATGTACTTGCAGTATGTACTCGTGGATATGGTAAAAGTACAGTTATTGACCTTGAGATTATGTCTAAAGATATGTGTTTTTGTAATGTATGGACATATATTGCAAGCGGTACAGGTGGTCAGGCTGAACAAACTTTCACTACTTTGGAACGACTCGCTAATGATAATATTGATACATTTTATGGTTCAACTGGTTCTTTATTCAAGAATGAGATAGAAATCAAAAATGCAGCAGGTGATGGATTTTCACACTCGTCCAATGGGTTTTCCTATTCATGTTATAACGGATCTATGACTAGGACATTGAACGGAAATATAGATGCCAAGAGAGGTATGCGAGGCACAGTAATTTTTGATGAAAGTGGTTTCTTATCTGATGAAATGATGAATGTATACGGTGCATTTGCTGTTGTTAATAAAAGCTTAAAAACAGGTAAAGATGTTGATGGCAATTCAATTGATCCTATCCGTCAAAGATGCTTACCAAGAGATTTGTCATATCAGAAATATTATATAAGTTCAGCTTCCTCAACTGATACTCAATTTTGGAGACTGTATCGTGACTTTTCTAAACAGCAAATTATGGGAAATCCAGATTATTGTGTTTTACATATAGATTGCGAACAAGCATTTAAACCAACTCTTAGGGGAGAATTAGTCACCCCTCTTCTATCTCGAAATACTGTTGAATCGGAAATGAGAACAAATCCCGAAAAAGCAAGGCGTGAATATTATTGTATTTTTACTACTGATGCTGGTACGGATGCAATTATTCGTAGAGGTGTTATCACACGAAATGAAGAAACAAGGAAACCGCTTTTATACAATGATACAGGTGATAAAAAGTTCGTCATTACATATGATCCAGCTAGAAGTCGTGATAATTCAGTAATTCTTGTTGGAGAAATTTATGAATATGAACAAGTTGATGGAAGCATCGACACAAGAATGAGATTGGTAAATTGTATTAATCTTATTGATGTTGGTAAAAAAATCAAATCTCCTATGCAGACACCAGATCAGATTGAATATTTAAAAAAAGTAATTCTTGATTACAATGGTGGAGCTGACGCATATGGGAACATTGTTGGTATATACATTGATGCAGGTAGCGGCGGATCAGGAGTTAATATAGCAGATTATTTGATGCCAGATTGGACGGATTCTGCTGGTATTGTTCACAGAGGATTAATTGATAAGGAATACTCTGCTGATTATGTTAAGAAATTTCCTAATGCAGTAGACAAAGTACATCTTATGTCTCCTGCTGGTTATAAATCTGAAATGTATGAAGCAATGATTGAATTAATGAATCAAGATAAAATCAGCTTTACCGCACAATATGATCACAAAGGCTATCTCACTGTTTTCGATGTTGATGAAAAGAAGCTGGCTAAAGAGAAAGAAAGAATTTCTACCGAACTCAGGAAGCAAAAAGTTAATGAGAAAGAATTTGAAACTAAGCTTAATGAAGAATTAGAGAAAATTGAATCAGTTAATACAAAGACTATAAAGCTTGATTGGCAAGATGAAATTGCACTTGCTAACATTGATGCTTTAAAAGAAGAACTTGTAAATATGGTTCGTAAGAAAAGAGATTCTGGAAAAGATTCATTTGAACTTACGCCTGAGAAAGCTAATAAGCTCCACGATGATCGTGCGTATACGGCATGTATGGCTTCTTACGCTCTCATGTGTGAACGTAGGAAAGCTATTACAAATAAAAAACGTCCAATAGAGGATGCAACAAGTTTTATAAACAAGCTTACAATCCGTAAAGCAAAATACAATTAAGGAGGTGCATTATCAAATATGCCTAGACCTAAGAAAGTAGATGCAAATTCTAATGCACCTGCTAAAGTAAATAATTCACAGAAGAAAACTACTTCTTCTACTCCAAAACAGCCAACCGCAAATGAAATGCGTGAATGGTATGAGAAAAATAAAAGTAGACTTGAACGTTACGAAGATGCAACAAGTGCAATTACAAGTCTTCGAGATATTCAGAAATCATCCAGATATACGTCAATCAGTAACTACTCAAAGGAAGATGTAAAAACATACATAAAGAATATCTCTTCTAATGAAAAGAATCTACGAAGTTTATCTCGTTATCTTTATTATCGTTCAGAAATCTATTATCGTCTTTGTAAATACTATGCAAATCAGATTGATCTTACAATTCGTAATATAGTTCCCCCATTTATAATCTCAGGCGAAAATGATGTGCAATCCACATTACAAAAGTATCAAGAAACAGTTGATATAGTTGACACTCTAGGATTGAATTATGAATTTCGTAAAGCTGCGTCTATCACTTTAAGAGAAGATGTGTTTTATGGATGTGCTTATTATACAGAAGGACAAGGAATATTTGTTCTTCCATTAGATCCAGATTATATGAAAATTGCAGGTATGTTTCCTGATGGTTCATTTGCAGGAGCTATGGATATGAGTTATTTCCGTAGTCATCAGGAACTTCTTGAATATTGGGGAGAACCATTCAATAGTATGTGGAATACATATCAGAGTACAAATGAAAAATATCAGTTAATTCCCGAAGAATACAATGTATGTATTAAATTTAGGTCTGAAGACTGGGAAACAATCGTTCCTGTGCTTACACCTATATTCTTATCATTGATTGATCTTATGGATGCTTCTGATTATCAGGCGGTTCAACAAGCAGCTAATATATATAAATTAGTATGGCTTGAAATGAAAACAATGGGAAATGATGTAGATGATTGGGCTGTGAATCCAGATATAATGATTCAGTATTTCAATCGTATGCTTGAAGAAGCATTACCACCTTATATCTCTGCTGCTATTGTTCCTGGCGAATTGCACGAGATAAGTTTTCCAGATGATGCAACAGGTGATGTTACAAAGGTTGAAAAAGCTACAAAAGAAATTCTCAATACGGCTGGTGGTGCTCAGATATTAAATCTAAACTCCGCTTCTAACTCTACTGCTTTTAAATATGGCGTACTTGCAGATTCTACATTTTCTATTTCAACTCTTATTCCACAGATTCAAGCGATTGTAAATCGACTTTTATCTAGTTGGATATCTGAACCTTGTAAAGTTAAATTCTTTGATGTCTCTATTTATCAGAAAGATGACTTTAGAAAATCAATCTTGGAATCATGTACCAATGGATTGCCAAACAAAATTCTTTATAACACACTAAATGGTGTGTCTGAAAAAGATACGTTATCTATGAACTTTTTGGAAGAAGACTGTTTGCAGCTTAGTTCAAAATTCAAGCCACTATCTAGCACTTATACTCAGACAGGTAATGATAAAGGCGGTGGTCAAGAGAAGGATGATTCGGAACTTACAGATGCGGGACTTCGTACAAGAGACGAGAATTTAAATGATAAATAGGAGTTGATGGAATGAATCAAAAATTTATACAAACGCAAGATGCACCTACTGCTACTCTCCTATCTCAATTAGGATATCAACAGGTGCAAAATTCTAATGGTATTTATGTATTTTTGAATACTGATACTCTTCGGTTTTCAGAAAATATAGATATAAATAAATTAAAGTATACAAGTATGCTTACATTTTAGTCGTCTTCCTTGGGCGACTTTTATTATGTCAGAAAGGAGGAAAAGATTAAGTAGATGCCAAAGGTTATTAAAAAGAAAATTTTAACTGAAGATGATTTACTAAAATTTTGCAAAGAACAGAAATTTGTAAAATTCAGTTCTAAAGATACTGGCTATCAGTTGGCTTTAAAAGTACCTACTACTTTTGAGATAGATGATACCGTAGACGAAAATCATCGTGGAATGATGCGTCTTAAATTCAGAATTTTTCATACAGGACTTAACAGAAATAAGAGTTATGTATCAAAAGATGCTGCTGAGAAAGCAATGAATACAATTGCTGACAGACCTGTGTTGGCTGCAATCCATCAGCTTGACGATGGCAGTTGGGATTTCGAAGGTCATGAGATGGAAATTGTTAAAGACGAAAAAGGCAAAGAAGAACTAAGATATATTGAATCTCAAGTTGGTTCTTTCTCATCTGAACCTGCATTTTGGGAACATGATGATAACTTAGATAAAGATTATGTATGTGCTTATGCTTATATAAGTGAAGAATATACAAAGGCTTGTGAAATTATTCGTGCAAAACAAGGTTCAAAAAATAGTTGCGAACTTTTCATTGATGAACTCTCTTATAACGCCAAGGAGAAGTATCTTGAATTAAATGATTTCTATGTAAATGCTTCGACTTTGTTAGGAAGTCATGATGATGGTACAGAAATTCAGGAAGGCATGGAAGGTTCTCGTGCCGATATTGTAGATTTTAGTGTAAATAATAATTCAGTAAAATTTAATAAAGATGAAAAAATGATTGAACTCTTAGAAAATCTTAACAAGATGCTTTCTAATTTCAATAAAGAACAGACTTCTGTTCAAACACAATCAAAGGAAGGAGGAATAAATAACAAAATGACAAAATTTGAAGAGTTGCTTGCCAAATATGGTAAGACTGCTGAAGATGTAACATTCGACTATGCAGAAATGTCAGATGAGGAACTTGAAACAAAATTCGCTGAGATGTTCGATAATGACAATTCAGACGGAGACAGTTCAGATAACGGAGAATCTGGTGAGCCTTCCAATGATGGAGAAGGTGATGAAGGTGAAAGTCAGACTTTTGAAAAGATTATTCGTACATACGAAATTTCTCACGAAGATACAAGATATGCACTTTATAATCTGTTAGCACCATACGAAGAGTCGGATAACGATTATTATTATATATCAAATGTATTTGATTCTTATTTTGTATATGAGGGTTGGTGTACTGATAAAATCTACCGCCAGAACTATACGAAAGAAGGTGACAATGTTGCATTTGATGGTGAACGTATTGAATTATTCCGTGAGCTTTTAACAGCAAGTGAGAAGGCTGAACTTGAATCTATGCGTTCAAACTACGTTGCACTCAAAGAGTTTAAGGAGACAGCAGAAAAGAATGAACTTCATGCACAGAAAGAAGCTATTATAAATGCTGATAACTATTCTGTTCTTACAGAGAAAGATTCAGAAGGAAATTATGTAAATGCTGATTTCGCTGAATTAGTAAAGACTATGGATAATTATTCTGTAGAAGATTTTGAAACAAAGGTAAAGGTTATGCATTCAGATTATATGTCTGCACATGCGAACTTCTCTTCTACCGACACAAAGAAAAACACAAATTCAGTTAAGATGTTTACAAATATGAATAAAAGATCAAAGCGTAAGAAAAACTACGGCAACTTATTTGATTAACAAATGAATATAACTTCATTTCGTACAGAACGTTTTATGCGTTCTTTTTTATTGCAAAAATACAAAATTTAAGGAGGAAAACATAATGGCTATTAAATATGCTGCTACAAAATTTCCACAGATGGAAATTGGTAATTTACTTGCTCAGGATTATGGTGAGCACATTTTATCCGTAAAGATCACAGAAGACACACCTAACGGATATCATTTCAAACCAGGCAAGATGACTTCTCTTGATAATTGGGAGATGGAAGCCGCAACTGAAATTGATGCTTATATCGCAATGAAGGATGCGTCAGGAAGATACCTTGTTGTAATT